GATTCATAATCGGTATGGCAAAAGGCATTACAAAATAACCCTTTAACAATATTATCATTGCAATATAAACAACGCCCAGTAAAAGAATGATTTTTGGGTTTAGAACGAGCAATTTGGATAGCTAAATTTCGATCCCGTTCTTCATTGTCTGAAGCCATATCGTAAATATCGGTCATGATAAGAATAAGTTTCTTTCTGCTTTTCTTCTGCGTGTAAGCCCCGCCATTTGATGCCCTGATGCCATATCCCACTTTAAAAATTCATTTGCCGCATTTTCAAAATCATCTTTATTAAGTTTTTTTAGCAAAGTAGAATTTCTAAGATTTCCAGTTCCTAAATTAAAAGCAAAAGAAACAAGAGCATCAAATTGATTTTGGGTAATTTTTCCACTAATCATTTGATTAACAGCTTTAGCAGAATACGCTACATCATTAACTAAATATTCATCAGCTTGTTCTTGGGTAATAACATCACCAAGTTTAACGCCACCTGTATGTCCTACTCCAATAGTTATTGGTTCACCATGAGTAGCAGGGTCAGGATAGGCTTCTAATTTACAACCTTCAAACTCTTTAATAAGGTCATAACAATTTTGACTAGGTATCATTTAGCCACCGCATCATATTGAGCATAACAAGCTTCTAAACCAACTCTTATTTGGTCTGCTCTGGCAGCTTCCCTGATAAGAAATTCTGCATCCTCGGCATAAAGGGATCGCCCAGTGCCACTTTGTCCATTGATGGATAGTGTGTTACTGGGGCGGGGGGTGCGCTTGTGCAACTCGCTAAGACTGTTATAAAGCTGAGTATTGATAGCATCAATTTGTTCATTTTTGTCTTTCCTAATAGCATCTACCGCAGTTTGGTGTTCAATCTCTTTTTTGCGACTAGCTTCTTCTTGGGCAATCTTTTCTTTTTCATAGCGAGTATTTAACCGCCACCCATTTGTTGTCCAGCCAGCACCAAAAGTGATTGCAATGGCAACAATAATACCAATTAATTTAAGGTTTAAACCAGTTAAGAACCCGAACATTGTGCGTATTCCTCTTGTCTGCGTTTAACAAGTCCCGGTAGCACCTTGCCACCAGCCTTGTCCCACTTCAGTAGCTCTTTGCAAGCCCCTGCATAATCGCTTGAATTGAGCTTTTTATTAAGGGTTGAATGACAGAAAGCAGACACCCCAACATTATAGGTAAAATCCAAATAAGCATCGTATTCTCCTTGATTGATGGGTACATGGATACATTGAACCATGCCCGCCGCGTGGCTATCTAGGCTATCTTCTAATACTTGCAACGCTCTAACAGGATCAGTTTTCGCGCCCATCTTGACACCATCTGCTTGTCCAAATCCAATTGTGGCTACTCCTGCTGTATCTTTATAAGATGTACTACTATAGCCTTCATGAACTGCTATTCCCACAAGTACTGAAGCACTTGCAATTAAAGAAGCAGCAGCAGCCCGTTGTTTAGAGATCATTTAGGGGTTTGTCAGTAGCAAAGCGCAGCAGTATACAGATAACCGCCACCACTACCCCGATTAGAGCTTGCCATCTTGGATCTATAGGAAGATAAAAGACAAATCCTTGTAAAACTGAAAGCGTACCAATAAGAATCGCAAACCAGACGGTCTTTGATTTATAGGCGCATTTGAATTTAGCCCACATTTTTCTTTTTGATGGTCTTTTTTGCTACTTTTGTAGCGACTTTTTTAGCCGCTGGCTTACGGGTAGTTGCTTTTTTAAGCGCAGGTTTTTTCTTAGGTTTGATTTCTTCGCTTAAAGAAGTAATTTCTACCGTTTCTTCTTTAGGTACAGGAAAAGGCTTTCGTTGAAGAAGTGCAGCAATCTTTTTAAGCATTATTTGTCTGCCTTTTGATTTAATTTATCCAAAATCTTGTCTAATTTGGTAAAAATTTGATTGGTTACTTGAACAAAATCTTCTCTTTTTACATACTGCCCTGCAACTAATACTTCAATATTACTAACTTTTTCAGCTAATTCTTTATCAGTCTTTTTTAAGTCTTTATAAGAATCCCACATCACTTTACCCACTATACCGAAAATAATATTTAGGACACCAAAAATCCAATTTAATAATGATTGATCCATACATATTACCCCAGTTAAACACTAATAGTTATAGGAATTTTATCACTTCTTCAGGTTTTACAAAAGCATCCACATTATGTGGGGTATAGTCCCACCAAAGAAATTGGTTTGATGCTAAATATTTTCTATCTGCTAGTAAATTAATGTTTTCAGGGTGTCCGAATATTAGTGGGTCACTGACCGACCAAAGAACTATCCCCGGTTTGCCTTGATCCCAAGCTAGGTGCTGAAAGAAACTATCGATGCCAATCCATGTACGACATTGAGCTATTAACTTCTTTAACTCTGGCATGGTCAGATTTTTGCGAAAATCCGGCACTAGCTGTTCTTCACCCTCTACCCCAACCTGAACGATAGGTTCGTCAATTAGGGCTATTAGCTCTTTCCAATAGTCGACACCGGGAGTCTTAGGGTTTACCCCACCTTTAATTAAAGGTTTGGCATAAGGCGAAATTATTATCATAAATAAAGCTTTTTATAAGCATTTTCTAGGCTATCAGTCCATTTCCATTGATCCATCTTTTTATAGATATTCCATTGGTCTAAATCACCAAAAAGGGATTTAGCTTCTGCAATAGAACGACAAGGGATTATTTCAGGATAGCATCCAAAGACCATTGGATTTGGGATACTATCCAATATGCTATTGAAAACGATGTGATCGCCCAACCCGCAATTAAGTACAATAATATTACTATCACGATATTGAAGAAAATTTCTAAAAATTTGTTCATCATGGGCAAACATCTCCTGCTTAGTTTCGCTACGAATCCCGCCTTCAGGGTTCTTAAAGTGCCATGTTACTGCATTGGGAACAGCCAGTATCTTATAGCCTTTTTGCTTTAAACCCCAAGTAAATAGGGTTTCTTCCCTATGTGCTACTCTAGAAAGTCCTAGATTGTAGTCATGTATAGCGGCTCTATACAGAAAAGAACAATGTAAATGCTCTACTTCTTTAGTAACATATATGTTACCCCATTGAATATTGGGTTCTAAATCAATGTCTTTGATTTTCCCTGTAGATTTGGAAGTATCAAAAATATGAGGAAGTGTAAGAATAGAACCGCCAATAGCCCCAACTGTAGTATCAATGTAGCTACAAAGTTGCTCTAAGACATTAGGTTCTGGAATAGCATCATCATCACATCGCCATACCCAATCGTAGCCCATCGTATTAGCTTTTTGATGGATATGATGTTGCCCTTTTTTCTCGGCAAATAGCCATTCCCATTTCAAACCTTTGATGTCCATCATGGCAAACAAATGCCGATACATAGGGTTTTCCCTCATATCTTGTGGCTCATCGTTATCATCAAAAATGACCAGCTTATCTGGAAGTCTGGTCTGGTTAATGATTGCTGATAAAACTAATGGTAGGGTTGTTTGATACCTACCTCTGGTGGCTACTGAGCAGAGTATTTGCATAGCATTAGATTAGATAAGTTGTTAGCATCAATGGCTTGAGGAAGGCTTGAAATGTTACCAGCGTGGTTGATGTATTCAAACTCAAAGCCGGGAAAATGGCTTTCATTTAAACCATGAAGTTTATGATGTTCTCCCCAAAAACCTTTAGGCTCATTCCAAGGAACAGTTAATAATAGTCGGTTGCAATGTTCTTTTAACTTTTGAGCAATTTCCAAACCATTATCTAAATGTTCAATGACTTCAAAAGCAATAATAGTATCGTAATAATCCAAGTTATAGGTATTAATATCACCATACATAAACTTAGAATTATTACTCCAATGCTGATCTTTAGCCACTTCAATAATAATTGGATCATAGTCAATTCCTGTGTATTGAATTTCTGAAGGGAAAAATTGAATACCATACCCTGTAGTGCATCCAAGTTCAAATACAGTTGATCCAAGAAGTTGTTGATTTGCCCATTCATATCGTTGCGTTTCTCTAGGAAATACTAAATCATTTTTAAGAAATACTGCTCTTTCATAATTATTGGACAACAAAAACTTATAGTATTCGGTATTGTATTTTTTGGCTAGTTTTAGCTCGTTAGCGTGAAACTTGGCTTTCCATCCCTGTACCAATGCTGGGTCGTGCATTGTGCCTTCAGCTTTATGGTAAATGGGATAAGTACCATTGTTAGCACATTCAGCTAGGATAAACTTTGC